TCGTCAAGAGTAAACATACTAGCAGCAGGGTCATTAGCTACAGATGCAGTAAGAATACCATTATTACTTAAATCCAACCAATCTAGTTGAACCCACCCACTAGGAATTATAAATATGAAATCACTCATGACCCACTACCTTTTTTACAATAATACCACCAGCGACTAATTCCATATATAATGAATCATCTGTTCCATTAACTTTTAATTTAACTCGATGTTCATCTTGTTCCCATTCCGTCTTAATTTCTAAAATCCCCAAAACAGGATGACCATTCCAGAATACTTTTGGAGCATCCGAATTTAATCCTGTCATTGTTAAACTTCCCTGTACAATTTCCACTTTAATCCCCTTATTTTATTTATTTACCCTATTGTTATAGGTGGATTACCATTTTATACTAGAGTAATGGCAAACTCTATTTTATGAGTAATTATATGTTAAATGATTTGACCAATTTTTAGTATATGTAGATACACCATCAGCCCATAATATTGAGGTAACATCACCAACTGTTACCAATTTCTTAATTCTCCATACAGCAACATTTTCTAATGAATTAACTGTTGCTTCACCTATATATGATACTGTTGATGATACATCATCCATTCTAATTGTTTTCACTGGGGCTTCTCCATCTTGTAAAAATTCCGTACCTGTCCAGTTATACGATAATTTCTCTGTTGTATTCCATACAGACAATCCTTCATCTGTTGTATTTAGTGTTGATGCCATTGATATCATCTCAGCTGTAGTCAGATTTAATCTACTAGACCCACCACCAGTACCAGCATCAATTCTTATTGTTGTAACATTATCAGCATCTGTAATAGATGTTACACCAGTACCGATGAAGTTTACTATATTAGTAAATCCTGCTAGAACACCATTCTTAAGTACTGACATGCCTGAAGATGATGCACCACCACCTCCACCTAAGATTCCACCCTGATTATAATTTTCATACTCTTGTGGTTTTGGAATTATATGATTTAAATCAATATAATTCCAATTCTTATGTGAATGCTTTTTAAATATCAATACACCCTTACGAGTTGGGTGTGGCTTAAATTCCCAATCTTCTGCATCCTTACCATTTTTCGGTACAGGTACTGCATCAATTATTTCTTGTTTAAGTTTATCTAAATCAGTCTTTAATAATATCTCAGAATACTCTGGTTTATCTTTTAACCTATTAAATGCATCACTTATACTATTTTCTAATGATTCGTGTTTTGTTTGAATTACATCAATAGATGTCAATATATCCATATGAGTATGGTCTATATCGGCATAGTCATCATCATGGTTATGATTTAATTCAGCATAGTCATCATCATGATTATGATTTATATCAGATTTATTATCTAATTCTTTATTAATACCTTTTAGTTTAGTATTAATATCACTTTCTAATAGCGTAAAAAACTCTACTACGTCATCAATCTTATCTTCAAACTTAGTATTAATATCATCAAATGATTTTACTAAATTTCTATTTAATGTATTCTTAACAGAATCTATAACAATTGTTAATACATTGATATCTTTTTTAGTATTTGATTTGAACGCATCTAGCTTATACTCAACATCATCTATATTTTTAGCCAAATCATCTGTTAATTTATCTAACTCTGAATTTGTATTTTGTACTTGTTTTATTAAATTATTATATCTATCTTCAATCAATACACATATAGATTGTACTGATGTTAATGTAAAATCTCTAATAACATCTAGTTTACCATCGGTAGTTTTTGCATAGTCTAAGTATGCATCTGTTGATACATAGTCATGCGTATGGTCTATATTTGAGTATTGTGTATCATGCTCATGCGAATCCAATGAATATGGATGGTCATGAATAGTTGCATATTCCTGTAGACTTCTCTGTATATCTTTAACATGCTCATTCAACTCTAATCTGGTTTCATCCAGATTAGATTGATATGCAACATTTTTAGCAATTAACTCTAAATTATCATTTGATGTATTAACATCATTCTTTAATTGTAGATATACTTCGGCAAGTTTAGAATTAAACTCACCGATTACTTTATCATACTTAGAATTAAGAAATGATATTGTTAATGCTAAATTCTTAGCTTGCTCAATTACTTGAGACTTTTGATTATCATCCATTATCCAGCTAAATCATCTACTGTTGTTATTAATGAATTTGAAGTTGCCATACTCTTAAATAATTCTGTCATAGCTTCATTCAATTTCTCTATAGAATTATCCACTTTAACATCTTCATTTTTAGCAAAAGGATTTGGTTCTGTTTCTGCATTAACTGCAATTTCCTTATCCATATCAATATCTGATAATTTTTGATGCAAATTAACTTGGTGTGTTTGGTCTGTTGGTGTATGCACCTCTGGATTTTCATCTTTCTCTTTAGCAATACGTTTAGTTTCTAATTCAATCTCTTCATCAGTTTGCATTAAGATGTTACGTTTTACATACTCATCAGAGAAATATTTACCAATGAATGGTTCGGCTTGAGCTAATGTACCCAAACGTGATGCCAACATATCAGATTGTAACAACTCAGTAAAGTAATTATCTTTTAAATAGTCATAATGAACATTGCGTTTCTCATGTTCCCACTCTTCAATTGACATTACTTGAGTTAATACTAACTCTCTAGCTAATAACTCATCAAACAATATATTGAATTGTGTACGTAATCTCTGAATGAATTTAGCAAAGTTTGCTTCCTCTTTAGAAATCTCTCCATTATTACCCATACTGAATGTACCATTAGAATCTAATCTACCATATGGTACATTTAATGATTTTAATAATTCTTTCTTAAAGTAATCCAATTCATCTACACCACCATTTTGACCTTGACCTTGTAGTGTTGTGATTTCTGTTGATGTTTTACCATCTCTACGAGGAATATAAAAGTCTTCTGTCATTGCCATGACATTTCTATCATCACGTATTTTACCAGTAAACGTATCATATGTCAACTTAGTTTTATACTTTTGCATAATACCTTGTAGATATTGTTCTGCTCTAGCTTTTGGTAAGTTACCTACATCGATATAAAATATTCTACGTTCTGGAGCACGTACAAGTCTATATATAACAATAGAGTTTTCTAATGTTCTTAATTTATTTGCAGTTTGAATTGATTTATTTAAAAATGAAACTACATATTTATTATTCGCATCAGCCATTCCTGAATTGCAATATGCAATCGAATCCTTTGATATGCGAATATTACCAGACTCTGCTTGACTCTTATCGTTAATTCCATTTCCATTATATAAGAAATACTCTTCAATATTACCTGAAAGCGTGTTCGCATTTGTGTTTATACCATTAGTTACTGTTGCACCTTTGTTTATAACTGTAGGTACAAATTGACGGATTCTTCTTATTTTTTTAGGGTCAATATATCGTAATTCTTTAATACCTGATTTAGTATTCTTTTCATCGATAACAACATGATAGTACAATCTACCATCAATATACCATCTACGGAATATACTATATCCTTTTGTTTTAAAGTCTAGAATGTTATAAATCTTTTTAAATGATTTTCTAACTTTAGCTTTGATTGGTTCTGAGAATTCTGTATTGGTTAAATCTAACTTAATAGAATCCATACTTTCATCTGTGATGATAGCTTCAGTTACAATTTCTTCAATTGCTGAATCTACCTCATGATACATAGCAATTTCTCTACATTGTTGAATGTGAGAATTCTCTGATATATCAATAGCAGTTGATTGACTACTATTATAAAAGCTACCATTGAATCCATTAACACCAACTAATTGAGCATTACCTATGTCATCAACTACTGATGGTTGAACGAATGTCTGAACATCAGTATTAGTTTCTTCTTTTCTGACAATCTCAAACCCAAATAATTTTCCAAATAAACTCAAAATATATTCCTTATAATTAGTATTACTATATGTATTATTTAGCCGAATAAAAAGCCCACTAAAAAGTGGGCTTATTTTGTTATTACTTAGATTATAGTGTTGCTAATGGAGAATCTGATACTGAGCCTAATTCACCAGCTTCTACTACTCTGAAATAATCCATTGACCATGTTACATCAAACTCTTCGATTTGGTCATTGTTTTCCCATGACACATCGATTTGTCCAACTTGATTTGGGAATGCGTTAACAAGTTCATATGTTTTAATGATATTACCTTGTTTACCGTATTGACGAACAAATACATTAGCCACATATGAATATGGATTTTCATTTGCACCATTAACACGTTTTTTCTCAGAACTAGTTGTATACTGGTCCATCGCATTTTGCCAGAATTCAAAAGCATTTCTGATATTGAAGTCTTCATCATTGATGATAGTCATATTCCAATCATCAAATGTTCTATCACCAGCAACTTTAATCTTACGACCAAAGTATGGCACTTCGATAATACCAAGTGTTGAACCCGGTAATGAAGTTGCTTTTGCTTGCATAGAAGCTTGGTCTGTAGGAAATACCCCAGCCAATGATGTTGGGAAGTATACATACACTTCAAATAGAGTAGGTCTTGCACCATCACCCTTTAATTCTGAACGAAATTTATTTACATTAAAAGCCATTTATATTCTCCTTAGATTGTGCCAACAACAGTATCGAATGAAATTCCAGTTGGAACGCTCACAAAATTCAATGTAATAAAATTAATACTACGATTTGGTTTTACTAAAACTGAACCAATGAATCTGTTAGTATCAATAACTTGTGGTGTATTATTAGTAGCATCACATTTTACATAGAAATCGCTGATACCTCTACGTGATTTAATATCACGCAAGAATGGCTCAATCATTGTTACAAAACGAGTACGAGTGATTTCATCATTGAACTCGAACAAACTATATTTTGCAGCATCTGCAATAGCTTTTTCTAATACAATAAACAATCTACGTACATTAATTCTATCAAAGCTTGATGGACGACTTAACAATGTTTTATCACCATACAAGATTGTACCTACACCATTAGATGTAATTACAGGATTAACTCCAACTTGATACAAATCATCACGTCTTGATTGATTTGGATTCCATGCTAATCTGATGCAATTTTTAATTCCACCACGATTTAAACCAGCATGTGACCACCATGAATCTTGCTCATCGTCTGTACGTGCTGCTGTACCTGCAATGTCTCCACATAATGGAACCCAACGATATGTATTATTATATTTGTCATACATATATTTCCATCCACTATCCATAAATGCATAGCTTGATGATGGTAATGTATTTCTAAATGTAATTACATTGCCTAACTCTAATCCTGGTTTATTAACCACATCTGAGTATTTTGGTGATAAGTAGATAACAATATCTTTACGAACTTCAGCTAAATTCTGAATCAAGTAATTTGGTACTGTTGCATCATCCAATGTATCCATTAATGGTGGGCAGATGAATGTTGAGATATTGATATTATCTTTATCTAAGAATATTTCAGCTGCTTGGATATAGTCATCTTGTGTTGGTGTAGTACCATTTGTAGCTGACTCTAAAGTTTTTGTTTTTGTCAAATAACTTGCTGAAGCTAAGTTAGATGTTAATGAAACACCACCAACCCATACAAATTTAGATTGGTCATTCAATACTGTTTTGTAGTATGCTGTTGTTCCATCTACATTTTTCTTAGCAATATCTGATGATAAGTATGGGAATAATTCCAATACTGCACCAGCTTCACCAGTGATATTACCTGTTGCATCAACTAATACTAAATGGAATTCATTTGTAGATGGTGCTCCGTTAAATGCACTTGCATATTCCCAAACTTTTTTAACTGATGTTACAATACCATTTGATACTGCCATTGGGAAGTATGGTAATGTTGAGCCGATATTTGCTAATGTCAATTTAGTAGATGTTACAATTTCAACTTTATTTTTATATACTTGACCATCATATGTAAATTCTACATAGTCACCAGCAACAAAATGTGTAGTCAAATCAATCAATGCTGCTGATAATGTTTTTCTACCTGAATCTTCTTTTTCTAATGTCCAATCACCAGTTGAATTTGGGATAGCAGGAGATTTGAATTGGTTTGCTGTAAAGCAAGCTGAGAATTTGATAGAGTTACCAATGATACCAGCATATTTACCAATAAGGAAATATGAAGCAAATGATGATAAAGCATCTTTAGTTAAATAGTCATCAGAGTTTTTAACCAAAATACCTGTAGGTGTTCCTGATGTCGCCAAATCTGCAACTGCATTTTTTGCATTGTTTGATGGATTTGAGTCATTAATATTTGCTACTCTAGAAACTCGTAATGAGTTAGAATATGCTAAGTATGATGATGCTGTAAGGAATGATGTTGCAATAGAGTTTGCATCTAATGCTGTTGCTGAAAATACAGCTTTAGGTTCGCCAAAAAGTGAACCAAGTTCTGTTTCGGTACTAACTAATTCAACAGTTCCAAGTGGACCCCAGTTAAATCTACCCACATATGCACCAATTGTGCTTGAGGCTGCTCGTACTACAGTTGTTAAATCTATTTCTTTTATTTTAATACCAGGTGATAAGCTATCAGCCATTTGAAACTCCAGTCATTTAGAGAGGTTTATTATGTTATGAGTATCATAACTGTTCTAATAAGTATTTAGATTTTTCGACTTCTTACTCTATTAGTGCCATATCGTATGCATATTTTGCTATCCAATATGAGTCTACGATGTCATCTATAGGCTTTGGAATCTTCTCTGCACCACTATCTACTAATCCAAACATATCATATATATCAAACTCTACCTCTAAAAACTTATCGACCATTGCTCGTTTTTTGGCATTACCTTTTGTTGTTGCATATTTCTTAACCTGAGTTGGTGCTAATATTCCCACCTCTTTATTAAATCGCTTCTCATACTTATATTTAAATAAGCCTGTAGCTTCTGCTATATTAAATATCAATCCTGCACTTGGACCGTATGAGTAATTCTCTATATATGCCGAATCAATATCAGCTGGAATAAAGTTTAACATCAATGATGATAACTTATCAAACCTTTGTAATTCAGTTGTATATAATGGATAATCTAATAATGTTATTAATGTACTTGATACTTCTTGTTTCTTACTAGCTCTTATACTAAACATCCCCTCTATAATACCATCATTGATGATTGTTATGGATGGGGATGTAATTGAGTAATCTATTCCTGCTACACGCATGTATTTCTTTATGTTGTTATTTACCTAGTATTTAGATGCTCCCTCTCATCATACATCTCATCTGCTACTAAGAACTCTTTAACGAATCCAGAACGGACTACATCATCAATAG